CCCCTTGGCAACTACCTCGACCATGACATCAGCCACTGGGATCAGTCTGCTGAGGAGGTCGAGGAGCTCGCCCTGAACTACATCGAGCGGATCAATCAATTCGGCAACGATGAAGACATTAGGCTGGCTTGGGACATGTTCTATACCCACCAGCTACACGGCCGTGACGGCAAAAGGTCACGAGCGCTAACTACAGTACCCCAACAAGGAAAAGGAGATTCCTATGCATAACTCAAAGTACACGCCACCAATGCCACCCATGTTTGGGTTGCATGATGCGGTCGATTTCCTTGAGGGCCTCGACTACGACATCAGCGCCCTCGACAACCAAGGGATCATGTCCCTGCTCTCGGAGGTCATGGAAGGTCTCAAGGAGAATGAGGATGACATCATTTAATGATGAGGAGTGGCTGAGGGATAACGGCCTGTGGGATATATCCGACCCGACCGACCTCTACGACAAGATAGTCCAGAGGCGCGAGCGTGGCGACGACGGTATAGCCCCACCCATTTCCAAGCTAAGTGGGCTGTTCTCTCTTCCATTGCGGGCCGTAAGTATTCTGGGCGCATATTCGGGCACAGGTAAGTCCACGTTCGCATGTCAGTGGGCCCTGTCATGTGCGGCCTCAGGTCGGAACGTGGCGATCATGAGCCTTGAGATGCCCGCAGATTTCACCCTAGAGCTCCTATGTGAACAGGCTTCATGCAGATCAGAACCCCACCTTGAGTACGTTAAGGAATTCTCATCATGGGCTGACGGTCGCATATTCCTGCACAACTCCACCAATGTGATATCGCCTGAGGCCGTGCTGAACTTTGTGCGGGTGGCGAAGACGATGCTGGGTTGCGACATGATTGTCATCGACCCACTAATGATGACCGGCATGGCCAACGAGGTCGAAGCGGAGCGCGACTTTATTACTCGCCTCTCATCGATGGCTCGTGACTATGAGGTCGCAATACTTTTAGTTCACCACCTTCGCAAGCCACCGTCAGGTGGACTTGGGGAGAAAACCCGTCCCGATAAATCAAGTTTTTTAGGCAGTACGCATCTCACGGGAGCCGCCGGGGCAGTGCTCACTATTTTCGCATGTCCGGACAAGCGGGAGGCCAGAAGTCGGGGCGACCCACCGGATGACGAATCGGGTGCCGACTACTACGTCAGCATATTGAAAAGCAGGTTCAGTGCTTGGCACGGTTCAGTCGGGCTCTACCAGCACAATGAAGCGCGTCTGCTCTGCAACAGCCGGGCACGCATGTACAAGCCAGTCAATATAAGGGGGGACGCATGGTCGTCTACAGAGTCAGCCAAGGTAGTCACACTCGATGGTTTACCGATTCCGGGGACGCAAAGGAATATGCCCGAGTTCGGTACGACACCGAGTTAGATGGCGTGCCATTCACCTGCGAGTTAGATCACAGCGAAATGATTGCTCGCCTAAATCAATTGGAAGCAGAGCGTTCTGCCGCCTAAATTTTTATTTAACTACTCAAGGAGAAATGATCTTGCCTATAAAACTAGATGACTACATGAAGCTCATACATGGCAGTCGGTACGCGCGGTGGCTCGACAGTGAGGGTCGCCGGGAGACTTGGCCAGAAACTTGCAAGCGGTACACAGACTTCTGGCTCAACAAGGAAATGATTACAAGTGAGGAGGCCAAGCAATTCACCAAGGCAATCGAGGGCATGGATGTCATGCCGAGCGCTCGCTGTCTTTGGACTGCCGGCCCAGCTTTAGAGCGAGACAACGCCGCAGGATTTAACTGCACCTATTCTGCCGTTGACCAACGCTCGTTCGATGAAGCGTTTTTCCTGTTGATGAACGGGTGTGGTTATGGCTTTAGCGTGGAGCGACAGTACCTAGCCAAGATGCCCGAGGTGCCCGACGAACTAGAGAAGTGCGACACGGTAATCACAGTCGCCGACTCGAAGCAGGGCTGGGCATCAGCACTGCGTCAACTGATCTCACTGCTGTACGCCGGTCACATTCCAAGCTGGGACGTTAGCAAGGTGAGACCTGCGGGTAGCAGGCTCGTCACATTCGGCGGCAGGAGTTCAGGCCCGGCCCCGTTGGTCGAGTTGTTCGAGAACGTGATCAGGGTTTTCTCATCTGCCAAGGGTCGCCGTCTGAGTTCGGTTGAGTGCTTGGACATCCACACTTATGTCGCATCAGCGGTGGTAGTGGGTGGGGTGCGCAGAGCGGCTGAACTGAGCCTGTCCAACGTCTCGGACGATCGCATGAGACTAGCAAAGTCAGGTGCATGGTATGACGCGCACGGCAACCGGGCACTGGCTAACAACTCAGCGGCCTACACCGAGAAGCCGGACTTCGCAGTATTCCAGAACGAGATGAAGTCTCTCTACGAATCTTACTCAGGTGAGCGCGGGATCTTTAACCGCGAGGGCATACAGAAAAAGATTGCGGAGCATGGTCGACGTGATCCTGATCAGGATTTCGGTTGTAATCCTTGTGCAGAAATTGCTCTCCCCAGCCAATCAGCTTGCAACTTGTCCGAGGTCATCATCAGACCTAACGACACGCTTGCAACGCTGAAGAAGAAGGTAGAGATCGCGGCCATCTTCGGAACCCTCCAGTCGACACTTACCAACTGGTCTTATGTTCGCAAGTCATGGCGCGATAATTTGGAGCGCGAGCGACTCCTCGGCATTTCCTTCAGTGGTATATGCGATCACACCACGATGAGTGGTCAGGACGGCAAGGGCAAGACGCGTCGCTGGTTACTCGAACTGCGTGATCACGCGGAGAAAGTTAACGAGGAATGGGCAGAACGACTCGGCATTAATGCGTCGCACTCAGTATCCTGCTGTAAGCCGTCTGGGACAATTTCTCAATTATGCTCAGTTAGTTCCGGAATTCATCCACGCTATAGCAAACACTATATACGTAGGGTGAGACAGTCGAAAGGCGATCCAATCACACAGTTCCTGATTGATCAGGGTGTGCCACACGAGCCTTGCGTCATGTCTCCCGACAGCACGATGGTCTTCGACTTCGTTCAGGAGTCGCCAGAGCATTCTCTCTGCGTCGAGAACATGTCGAGCATCGACCAGCTTGAGTTGGCGAAGCTGTACGGCGAAGCGTGGGCAACGCACATGGTCAGCGCCACTACCTACTATGACGATTCGTCATGGTTCGCTGTCTGCCAGTGGGTATGGGACAACTGGTCGTCTGTCACGGGAATGAGTTTCCTTCCCCACGACGGTGGCACATATCGTCAGGCCCCTTATGAGGCTATCGATCAGGCCGAGTACGACATCATGAAGCAAGCGATGCCGAAGATCGACTGGTCGCTATTCCCAAGCTACGAGAGAGGTGACACCACGGAGGGTGCTAAGACTGCGGCCTGTGTCGGTGACGCCTGCGAACTGTGAGCAATAAAGCATGGTGGGATGCAGACCATCCGCCAAGGCACTACGCCGAAGCAATCTTAGCGATGGCACCAGACAAGGCCCGGCAACGGGCCTTCTTCGACACACATGTGCCAAGTCATTTGCAAAGCATGGTGATGACACATGTTCAAACCCAGATAAGTCTGGGAGGGAAAAATGAAAAAGGATGATCAGAGAGAAATTATCAACAAGGAAGTTGAACGGTTCTTGAGCCTAGGCAAGCAGATAACAGAGCTACCACCTGCCCCCGAAGAGGCAACGCTCCCCGGAGGAATGCAGTGGTGGACTCTGCTCGAAGAGTTCAAGCCAGATGAAGACGACAGCGAGGATGAAGATGATGGATGACGACACGGAAGTTATCGAATTGTTATCAGACGATTTTAACGACGCGCTCTTGGGTTGTTACTTCGGCGAGGACGGCGTGCCAGTCCCGGCTTACTCAGCAGAGAAGGTCTTGGCCTTACTCATGATGTCCGGCCACAGCATTGACTCTGCCGGAGAAGCCATCGACGCCGCCGCCAGTGGAATGAGAATCATATGGATAGAGAAGCTGGAGTTTGACCCGACCTTCACGCCAGATGAGCGCCCCCACCTGAAGTTGGTGCACTGATGTCTTTCCGGGGGATCAAGCGATTAACCGCAGACAAGCACATGAGCAACGTCATGCGGAAAAAGGCAAAGATGATTTGCCAACTCACCGGCAAGGACTACACGAACAAGCCGCAGGGTCTTCAGCTATCCCACTTCATTGGTAGGGGTAACTGGGCCGTGCGTTTTGATCCAAAGAACTGCCTTGTCCTATCTGCGTGGGCCCACAGTGAAATGGAATCCCACCCAGTCAAACACATAAACCTATGGCGCGAAATTCACGGAGGAATTTATGGCCGATCTGAAAGCGACACTGAACTTAATGCGCTTCTGGCACGCTCAACCTGCGCGGAGCGAGACCGCTACGCCAGAGACAACCACGACAGAATCGCAAAGCATTATCTCAGAATCAGCAAAGAGCTCGACACCCTCACGGAGGAGGAAATCGATGAGTACGAAATCCACCCACCAGTCTACAGAGAAGGCACGCCGATCCTCGACTAGAGGAAAGCGCATCATGGTCATCCCGGACACGCAGGTGAAGCCGGGAGTTAACACCGACCACCTTGAGTGGGCGGGTCGCTACTGCGTGAAAATGAAGCCCGACGTGATCGTGCATCTGGGCGACCACGCAGACTTTCCTTCGCTCTCCACTTGGGACAAGAAAGGCGGCAAGCATATGGAAGGCAAGCGCATCATGGCTGACTTCGATTCCGCTAACGCCGCATGGGCTAGGCTCAATGCACCCATCGACAAAGAGATAGCGCGACTCAAGAAGGGGAAGCGGCGGTCTTGGAATCCTCGCAAGGTGATCACGCTGGGCAACCATGAAGACCGCCTGACACGTTTTGTGAATTCGGACGCGGCGTGGGACGGTGTCATCGATCTGGATATGCTCGACTACGAGCGGTCAGGATGGGAGGTCTATCCGTTCCTGCAACCTGTCGAGATCGAGGGCATTGCGTTCGTACACTATGTGACTTCAGGCGTGATGGGCCGGTCGATCACTAGCGCACGGGCCGGGCTGACCAAGCGTCACCAGTCATTCGTTCAGGGACACGTCCAGACTCGCGACATAGCAGAGACCAGTGACGTACTCGGTCGCCGTCGTATCGGCTTGATGGCGGGTATCTTCTACTCTCACGAAGAAAGCTACCTCACCAGTCAGACCGGCACGGATACAACTTGGAGCGGAATATGGATGCTCCATGACTGTCACCAAGGCCAATTCGACTATATGCCTGTGTCATATGCGTACCTGCAAGATAAGTATGGTCACGGTAAGGCTTAGTCGCAAAGAGTTTCACGAGGCGACGACCCTCGGTCAGGACACCACCAAAATATGCAGGATGCAAAACACCACGCCCCGAGGAGAAGAAGGGCGCGGTGAATCCGATATCAATGGTGCTCTGGCTGAGTTCGCTGTAGCGAAACTCTATGGCGCGGATAAGCCAAGACTGAACATAGTGAACGATGGTGGCCTTGACCTATGGGTCAACGACAAATCCATCGACGTTAAGTACACGCGCACCGGGCTACTCATCTTCGACAACCTCGGAAAATTCAAGGCTGATATTGCGGTGCTCGTCTGCCCGACAGAACAGCCAGACACGTTCGGAGTTGTCGGTGGAATTAGCCGCGCTTCTTTCGCTGATCGTTGTTTTGAGCAGACGATGAAGTATGGATCGAAGCTGGTAATGAAGGCAGAAGACCTATCACCGCCCGAAAAGATTTGGCTTTTTCTGGCAGATGGTCACGCGCGCTAACTAATTGCAAGGAGGCGATTATGGATTGGAAAGATGAAGACAGAAGCAAGGATCTCAACATATTGATCGACCATGTTTACCCGGTCGAGGAGTTCAACATCACCCTCATAAAAGACCTTTGTTTCGACTACGACATCGAGAGTCGAAACTTTTGTGAGGCTTGGCAACATCTACTTGATGAAGCGCACGAAATTATCAATAGAGCGGAGGACAAGTTATGAGTC